AAAGGTTGTCGCTGTTTTATTAGCCACCTCGAAAGTCTGGTTATTAAAAAATGTATTTGTGGCGAACCCGCTGAGCTTTATCCAATCCCCGTTAGCGTAACCGTGGGAGCCGGTTGTGGTAAACTCTACCCGATCTCCTACGTCATTTGCGAGGGATGCTACTGCGATATCCCCCTCAAGCACATATGCGTTATCCTGAGCGAAACGGATTTTATCATTGGTGAGGATGAGCAGGTAGGTATTTTCAGTATCCGGGGAGTACTGAAATGGGATGAACTTAACATCTTCCCCCTCAGTCCATTCAATCACATCACCGAACTCTTGTCCGGGCCGAGTAAACATACCCCCGCGATAGTCAACCAGCCAGTTTTTCAACATAGCCATAGCCATGTCGTATTTTTGAAAATCAGTCCGACCGAGCATATTCGGGGCAAGCTCGCCCGCGATGATAGAGTGCTGGATAAAATCAGAAGTCATGTCGTTGGTGCTCCGGGGGGTGCGAAGAGATTACCAAAGGGGTAGACGTAGGAGTTTATATTGGACTGGGAATAGCCCCGGAGTTGCAGGGAGGCCGCTTTCTGGGTACGTAGCTCGTGTTGTTCATTTGCGTTATTCGCCCGAGCGTTTGTGAGGTAGCTATTGGCAAGTTGGAACAAGTCAGCGGATTTGGAGCGTTTTCCGGTAAGCCCTATCGCTACATTCCCGGCAAGCCCGTAGGCCATAGCGAGGTAGAGGTCGGCCTCCCACTCAGTCACGGTGTCGTTGTCAGTAGTGTAGATGAGTAGCGGAGCGTCAGTTGTCGCGGAACCGCCGATATCGCAGACGAGTGTTTTCCCGGTATCGTCATAAGAAATCTTAAACCGGGAAAACGTAGCAAGGTATCTCGCCGCAAGCATATCGGAGGGTAGAGTGTAGCTGAAAGCGAACCCCGGCGAAGGGTCTCCCGGAACCCAAGCAGCTCCTGAATCTCGTTCAGTATCCTCAACCAACCGGGCTATTCTTTCACAAGAGTTCCAATGGGCTGCCCGCATGACAAGTTGTCGAGTTGGTTCGTACCAAAGCTCGCACATTTCAGCGGGGACAGATGCCTCAGACACAGCAGCAATAGTATAATCACCGCCGCAAAGTGAGATTGCTAGGTTGTAGAGGGCTAATTGAGACTGGGCCACGGGAGACTCCCTTTAGAGTTTGACGGCGGTTGGAGCTTTTCCTTTTGGTGTCGGTTCCGGGGAAGGTGATTTTTCATCGACTTCATCGACTTCATCGACCACCTTAGGCTCGGCTTGGATTTTTGCACCTGAGGGGAGTGTATCTTTCCACTCATCCGGCACATCATGGACGACACCTTTCCGGTAACGATTGCCTCGGAAATAAGGTTTCTTGAATATAACTTTCATCAGATACCACCATACATGTTTGCTGCCCGGTTGTCTTCCGGCTCTGCTTTCTCGAGAGCCATGTCTTGGAGCTGGATAGTCATGCTAATCTTAGCCGTCCCACCAACTTCATCGGAGCTTGTTGATACAATTTTCCCGACAGCAGCTATCATAACACGATCGCCCGTGTTGCAATCGGCTGCCCCGGAAAGTTTACGCACCTCATCATCGGAAAGATGAATACGAGTGCCCCACGGAAAATCTTCGAGATGGTCGATATTACCGACTTCCACATCGTCTTTCTTTTCCGTGACAGTTTTTCGTAGCGATACGAGTTTCATTGGGTGTCTCCTTGAGGGAAAGGGGGGACCAGTTACGGCCCCCGCTTACTTAGTTATTACCCTCAGCGAACGCTTTCCAGCGGCGAGGATCACGTGTCAGGAAGGCGTTAACCGCCCCGGCTGTGAGTGCAGCTGTTCCAACGTTCTGTTGAAGACCGAGGTAACGTTCATAATTCACACCCATCCCAGAGGGGAGAGGGATGAGAATCTCAAACCCGGCTACAAGAGTCGCCTTGGGGAAAGCGGCTGTTGCAATGTGCATGGTTTCAGATGCGTTAGCCGTCAAGACAGCTTGCGCGTCCGAACATACCTGGAAGGAAACGGTAGCCGATCCCCCCGAGGTAACTGTTGTGGTGATTTGAAGCACCAACCAAAGCTGCTCGGCAATGGCCGGATCAGCATCAGTGATACCCAAGTCAATCGAGGTTCCTACGACAGCCAACCCAGTACCAGCGGTACTTAGGGCCGTTGCGTCAGCAAACTCTGTGAGTTCGTCCATGATCATAGTAATACTCCTTCGATCAGGTTAGTTGGTTAAGATACCAACGCTTCGTCGCTTGCCAGTGCATCAGTACGGCTGATAGGCACTCCATGGAACGCGGTGACCATTGTGCCGCCGAGGTTATCCATTGTCAAGGTTGAGTTAGCAACACCGTTTGTATGCTGCTGGCGAAGTTTGGTGAGGACCGTCCGGTTCATATAGAAAGCGGCTCGACCTATGGACAGGTTTGGAATACGCTCCAAAGCCTGGAACATTAGGTCAGGGAGGTTAGCCCCGGTAGCTGCGTCCACGGTGAGGGCGGATTTGTCAATGTTACAAATACGGACGAAATAGCGCCAATCACGAATACAGAGACCTGCGTCCCAGCGATAGTGGGTCCGGTAAGCCTCCATACGCCCATTAGAACCATCAGCGTTTTCAAGGGTAACTTGCCCTTTGTCCTGCATTTGCAGACCACCATTGGAGCCTTTGGGAATGATACCGAAGCCAGTCGAGGGGCCCCAGACAGACAACCAGATGGAGGCGTTGTCGGTACCTGATCCGCCACCGGCGATCACGTTGTCCGAGTTACCTGCACCAGTCAGAGCGTTAAAGCGCGGGCCAAGGCCGGTAAAAGCTTCAGGCTCAGATGCTTCATTGCCGTAGAAAAGCGTTTCCGCCATTTCCTGACTCATACCTTCGATGTGTGCCGTGTCCTCAGTGAGACGGAACTCATTTGTGTTGCCGTTCAGATCAGCGAGTGCTTTATCGACTTCGGCGTATGCTTCGAGCATACCGCAAGAGTCAGTGATCTGCGCGGTGAGTGATTTGGTGGGCTGAACGCCACCATACATTTTACGCCAAGTTGGCGCGGGAAGTCCTACACGAGTTGTGGAAACGTTACCAGTAGGCAGGTTTCCTTCCACCCAGACCATATGGTCGAGGATTTCGTTTGTCTCGTTAAGGATTTCCGCGACAGAGGCAATCTTCCCTTCCGGGGTAGATCGCTTTACCAAGTCCACGAGGGTGGGATGGGTTGTTGCAGAAACAGCCATGAAAGTTTACTCCTTGTTCATGTGCCAAACATTGATTGTGCTCTGGATGTTTCGTTAGAACCCGCAGGTGTCCCGCTTAAGGGAGTTCCCTCGCCTAGTTCTTTAGCTTGCCAGATCATAAATTTAACGATCAGCGGGGCATTACCCGCTCCCGTAAGGTCGAATTGCTCACGCAATTGTGTTTCGACCGCTTCGCCGCCGTGAAGGGAGGCAAATTCTGAAATGCGTTTTGAAACTGCACCGAGGTTGGCTTCCAGTTCCGGCCCGCCGTATTGAGAATCTTTCGTAAGCTCATCTTGCCAAGCATCGTTCATGGCAATGAAGTCTTGCTGCGCTTGTGTGACAAAGTCCTGCGCGAGGTTAAGCATGTTCTGTTGCATCACTTTCGGGTCGTCAGTGTTAACGGCCTCGAGAAGTTTCCCGGCAAAGGGGTTGTCCTTGTCGAAATCAACTGGCAGGTCGAAGTCATCGAAGGACAGGGCTTCAGCAGGGGTAGCTTCTTCCGCGTTAACTTTCCCCTCAGGAGTAGAAGGCTGGCTCGTCTCCGACGGGTTCAGGTTTAACTGAGTCACTTCTGACCCCGGCTGTGGGTTCTCGCCCGAAGTCGAACTCTGGAGCGGTGTCGATGTTGAGGTTGGGGTTTGGGTTGGATCGTTCAAGGGTCATTTCCTTCATCATTTCGGTAAAAAGTACCGGCGATACTTCTATCATTTCAGCCATTAGGCTTTGTCCAACTGCCTGTTGGCCACAGTTGAACGAGGTTAGATGGGTGTTCTCCCCCTGAAAGGGAGTCTGCCCGTAGGCGGCAGTCTTTTCGAGTAGGGACCATAGAAAGGTTCGGCCCGCCTCGGTTTTGTAAAGGTCTCCTATGGCTTGTTTTCGGAGACCTTCGCGGTATTTGTTTAGCCCGGTTTTCTTCTTTTGTGCTTTGCGCTCTTCGGCTACGTTGTCTGAGAATATAGTCATGTTAGTATTGTTCCGCATTGTTGGCAAGAGGACTCTGGTATGGTTCTGGTCTTTATTTCCACAACCATACCTAACTTATCAACCCCCCATAAGTGCATTGAGTGCATCACCGCCCCCACCCACGTCAGTCTCGCTAAGGGTCTTTGCTGCCTGAGCCATTCCCGGTGCCTGCTGCATTTGCTCTGAGGCTTGCTGCGCTTCTTGCCGTGCTTTGCGTATCTCGGCTACCTGCTCGGTCGTGCGGAGTTCGCTTTCCCGAATACCAATATCGCGAGCGTAGTTGATAAGCATACGATCAATGTCGGTTATGTCCATCGCGTCAGGGTAGATACCCGCAAGATTTCCGGTAAGCCCGAGCATCCGTTCTGTAGGCGCTGTGCCAACAGCTTTCTGTGCCACGCTGAGGATGGAGACGTATTGTACGTCAATGGACATATCCTCGTAGCCTTCTGGAAGAGGTGGGATAAGCCCAGCCCGATCACAGATGGAGAAGATGCGTTTCATAGCGGGGTCAAGGCCCTCGGTTTCAAAGCGTTCAAGCACGCCACCGAGTAGGATAAGTTTCTCACTTTCACGAGACCTGATCTCTTCCGCGCTACGAACGGTTGGGAGGTCGGAGATGCCTGTGAAGAGGTAGTTGTAGAAGGTGGTCTTGATCCGTTCCTCGATGCTTTGTTTGTCCTGAACGAGGGTTCCGAAATCCGGGTTAACCGTGTTAATCGGGCGTGCCCCGGAAGTGTTGTTGAGGTTAGCCACGAACGTCTGACCCCGAGGCATTAATGCGACCGGATTATTCTGGAGCGCTATATCAACCAACAACGGCGGCATGTGCATTTTTTCCAGCAGTTCCGCTTTGTTCCGGTGAAGGTGTTGGAGTTCGATGGAGTCACCAAGGGCGTCCATTGCAGGGGAGACACCGTATGCGTCAGTCCCGCTTACTTCCCACCTGGCAAAGATGCCGGGGAGTTCGTTGTATCCGCGAAGTTCGAGAACGGGTTGCTGTCCGCCCTCGACGGTCTGCCGCTTGCCTTCCCAGTACATTTCGTAGTATTTGAAACGATTGGAGACAAGTCTCTTCGAGTTCGGCGCGATGAAGTGATGGATTTCTATGTCGTCGTTGAGGGCTCCGCCACCTTTTTCAACGGCCTGTTTGACTCGATCCGACCAGTATTTTTTATCAGGCCATCGCTCGATGTACTGGTAGATTTTGTAGTTAAGTTTACGGGCGAAGATGTTGACGAGCCCTTTGGAATTTGTCCCAAGATAGTACTCGCCAAGGGGAGGATTGTAACACCGGATTACGTTGTCGAAGTCTTCGTAAATGAGGTTCGCGGCGGTCCCGAAAACCCCCATGTCGAGGTAGACCACTGCCATTGAATTGTAGAAGTTCGATGCGGCCATGACCTCGAGTAGGATTACCTCAGTCTGTTCAAGCCAGACAGCTAGGTCAGGGTGCTCGGAAGACTTCAAGCCGGGGACACGGAGTTTAAACCACGGGCGAGAGGGAGAAGTGATCCCGTTAATCATCCCGGCTGTGAGGGTTCGGGCTGCAATTGTCCCAGTGTTGTTTATGATGTACTGGCGGCTGGCCCGGTTCTGGCTGTACGCGGTCGAGGACATAAGCCAACGATAGCGCTGAGGGAGGAAGTTATTGCTAAGGTCTTGCCAAGCACCATGCCATACCTGCCGATCTTTATCAAGAGCCGCCACGTAGTTGCGATGGTTTTTGAACTCATCGGCAGATATGTAAGGCATTAGGAACCTCCGAGGAGACTTGACTTGCGCGTATTTGCGCGGGTTGAAATTTTACCAGCGCTTACTGCGGAGGACCGACCACGATTCCGGGAACGCTCACGGAGTGGTTTGGACTCGTCGTCCTCTTGCGGGTCAATCGGGGTTTTGGGTTTTTCAACCTTGGGTACTTTAGGTGTTTGCATTGCCGTAAATCCTTTCACGGGAATAAGGGTCGTAGAGGGGAGCGATGGTTACATCAGACTTAGGAATATGCCCCTGTTTAGGAACGAAATGTGGGTAAGCAAAAGTGCAAGCGAGCGCGTCTGCGATGTTCGGGGAAGGCACACCTCGTGATCTCATATCTTTCTTTGACTCGAGGAGGATTGCTTCACGTGAGTTAAGACCATACATCGGCCCCGCCAATTCGTCCACCAGTGAAACCACTTTACCCGTTGTGGTGGTCATAGTCAATGAGGGGATTGACCCCGTACCAAGCCAATCTCGGACTGCCCCCCAGATTTCAGCTCGTTTGTTTGCGTACTTGATCCCGGACTCAATCTCGTTAGTCGCGTCCGGTTTGGAGCTGAAGTCTACCTCAACCACGGGTATGCGGAGTTGACGAAGCCGGTCAACTACCCCGCCGCCTACCCCGCCGCTGTCTACCATGACGATTGAGGCGTTGAGGGAGTTGAAGACATTAGCTACCTCAGCAGCGAGGAACATCAGGTCGGATTTGTAGATGAGTTTGGGTGGGTACTTGAGTCCATCCCTGCCTTGGCGCGGGTAGATAACGGAGGGGTCATCCCCGAACCTGCCAACATCGACACCGATGATGATTGGTGCTTCTGTTTGAGGCTCGACTGGGCGTTCCACAGCGGCTTGTGCGAGATCTCGGGAGATGAAGGAGTCTGCATCGACCCGGGGGAACTCACCCTTAACACGTACCCGGAAGAAGTCAGAGTCTTCCCCGTAGTCTCGGCCCCACTCAGCAAGCTTTTCCTTAT